TAATAATATCTTTTGTAACTTGGCTTGTTGACCATGCATACATAGTTGGTTCACCATCTTTATTTGTACCAATCAACGGAATTACTTCGTTTGTTGGGGAAACTGTCATTGCATAATATATAACTTCACCACCATATCCCTGATCTATATTTGTAGGTGATATAGGATGTGGTGCTAACAACACTTTTTTTTGTTCTCCTCCTTTTGCAATTTCTGTTGCAGTACCTAATGCTTTTGCAGCAGCATAAGTTGCAGGAGATTCAAAAAATAATCTTGGTATTTCATTACCTAAACCAAATCTAGTGCCTCTACGTGCTGTTAATTTATCAAAAAAACTATCAGAAGAACTAATTATTCCTGTATTTAAAGTATACCCATCAGGTAAATCTTCTTCTATTTTATCTATAAATTGTGTTGCTAAAGTATCATTAGGTAAGATGGCTTCTATAGCATACATAGATTTATTAACTGGGCCAAATTGATCTACTATTAATCCATCTGTAGGTAAAAATTTTGAATCAATAAAGTTAGTTACTAACTGATCTATTTTGTCTTTATCATTAATTCCAGAAGAAATCAAATATTCTACGTAAGGCTTCATTTCATTAATAACATTATATTCTAATTTTTGTTCTTTATTTCTTAAATACTTTTCAACGTCGCCTGATTTGCCATCATGCAAAACCATTTTTACTAAATTATCAAACTTAGGTTTATCCTCTTTACGCATTTTTATATTATCTAATATGTCATTAAAATTATCTATACCTTTTATTTCAGCAACATCTAAAGCAGCCATTAATAATGAATTGGTTTCCGAACTTATTCCACCTTTAACAGTAAGTTTATTTTGTATATTATTAGTTTTAGGATTTAAATACCTAGAGAATCTAGCAAACCTGTTAATCGCAACTGCTCGTGCTTCTCCCTCTAAATTTCCATCTGCTAATTGTTGCATTTGATTTACAATCGTAGGCGGCAAGTAACCTTTTGTAGCTACAAACTTTTGTATTTCTGGATCGTTTAATGATTGTTGTGTATAAAAATATGATTCATCTTTACCATTTAAAATAATCTTTTCTGCTTGAGTGTTAGTTTTCTTTGATGTTATTGCAATACCATCTTGAATGTCATTCTTAAGATTGATCTCTTCTTCTTCTTTTTTTTGCTGAACTTCACTATCTTTAACCAAGGCATGTAATTGTGAAAAACCTTGTGCTAGTTTATTGTTTAATGAATCAGGTGTTCCTTTTAATATTTCTTTGACTGGCTCTATTAATTCTTGACGTAAGCCAGACATTCTAGTTCCATTTGATATTATTGCTTGCCTTATTGCATTTATATCTTTTGCTTTTATATCAGGTATAATTGATAGAATATTGTTTTTAATACCATCTGTAATAGCTTGATACATAGATTTTTCGTTATTAAGTATAGTTTGCTCACCAATCAAACCTATATCCTTAAGATTTTCTTTTTCTCTAGCTTTAACTTTTTTCATTATCTCAGAATATTGCTCAAACGTTTTTGCATTTTGTAATTCAGTAGTAATGTTATCATTAAATGATTGTTGTTTTTTTGTTGATTTGTATCTGTTAACGGGTGCGTTTCTGTTTTTTTCAAGGCTTGCGTCTTGCTCTAATTGATCAGCAGTGCTTTTTAAAACCTTTAGTTCGTCATTAAGTTTTGGCAATAAACTTGTTTCTGTTGACTCAATAGCAAGCTTAGTTGCTTCTTTGTACTTTTCTGGAACTTGTGCTAAATTTACTCCATTACTTAATATAGCACTTTGTATTTTTACAAGATCATTTGATGTCGCTCCTGCTATACCCTTTTTTAATATACCGAATTGCATAGCAACCATTGTGGTTTCTAAAAGATTATTAACGCCACTTTGTTTAACGTTCATATATTCATTAGGTAAATTTCGTATATCAACCATTAAAGATGCAATATTGTTTTCTGCTTCTGGATCGCCTGTTTCAAATTCTGTTACAATATTTGCAATTCTTGATTCAATAGTTTTGATTTGATTAGTTAAATGATATTCATTTTCTTTTATACCATCTTTTATTTTTAGATCGTTACCATGTTGAGCATATACTTTAGAAAAAGTATTTTTAAAGTCTTCAACATAATTTGCACCGCCTGTCTCTTTCATTCTTTCTGTAACTTGATCAAGGTAAACTAATGCTTTTTCTTTAAACTCTTGTTCATTTTTAGCTGTCTTTCTTATTTCAGCTAGACCAGTTTGAGTATCTACTTGTATAGCATTAGACATTTTTTTTCTTAATAATGGCTCTGCTGTATTACGTGCAACTTGACTTAAATTAGTTGGCAACTGTCTCATAACAAGTTTGTTATCTTCATCAAGCACAGATAAATTCATGACTGTATCTTGACCAAGTTTTTCTTGTTCAACAACTGCATCACGAAATGCTCTATCTTGTATTTCAGAACCAAGTTTTGCTATTGCATTACCAACTTCTGTTGCTCCAGTATTTGTACTTACTATTCCTACAGGTCTATTTACAAATGTTGATGTTTTTGTTTTTAAAAATTCTGCCATTATACACTCACAACTGGGGGTAAACCTCCACCAGAGGTTCCCGAACTTATTTTAGAATACTGATTTCCTGCGTTTAACAAGCTTCCTACAGCTTGTATTCTTGCTGCACTTCTTGCATTACTGGCTCTAAGATTTGCAGTTTGTATTCCCATTGATCGTTTGCTTTGCCCACTTAAAAATTGCAATCTTTGTCTACCCTCTTCAATATCAAACTCTCTTTTTGCTCTTTCTCTAATAGCTTTTAATGAACGATCAGAGCCTATATCTCTGCCCATAATGCCACCCAATGAATCATTGATGCCTTGCATTGTTTGAAAGTTAGCAAGCCTAATGTTATGCTCTTGCATTGTTTGTACTACAGCATCTTTTTTTTGTTCTTCTATTTGTGCTGCTTGTGCTCTAGCTTCTGCTGCTTTAGCTTTACCTGCTTGCATTGAACCATAGGCACTTAGAACTGCACCTGCAACCATCCAATAACTCATCCGAACGCTACCTCCACTACCATACCATTTAAGTCTAAACTAAAAGGATAACTCTGTGATACATTGACTCGTGGGTCACGACTGTATCCAAGTACCCTAAACTCTTCCTTACCTGTAATTGCAACTCTATCTACTGACATATCATCAGTAACATTCCTAAAGACTAAGTCTTTGTCATTAACTGATACGGCTAAGGTAGAATGTAAATCTAATACAACACGACTAATTCTTCTTGGCTCTCCAGTAAGAGGGCCACCAATAATACCTGCATCCACTGGCAAGGTCGTGATGAGAGGAACGAATGCGTAACCTATAAAGCCAGTGGACACACCTGATTTAGCTAATGATGCATCTATCTGTGCTCCAGAGATTGTAAACTCTCCAAGATAATCATTACCACTAATTGCCTTAACAACTGCACCATTAGAAAAGTGTGTGGTTAAACTACCAAACACGCTATTTGATGCACTAAATTCATCACAGAAATCCATAGGCATAGCAACTTGAAACTCTTCTAAGAACAGTTTGGTTGTGCCTGAGCCATCATCTCTTGAACAAAGAACAAACAATCTTTCATGTATTGAACATATTGAATGCCACTTACCTGTTGTATCCCATAAGGACCAACCTTGTTTTTGTTCTCCACGTATAGAATAAAATACAGCTATTGTACCATCACTATTCAATAAGAATGCATATGACTCACTTCTATTCAACGCACCTTTGATTGATGTTTGCTGTACTGGATCAACTATCAAATGAGGTGCAAGTCCTGATACAGCCACAGATGTATACGATGCTTCTGAATCAGCAAATAGAAACTCTCTTAATGCACTACCAGTTTTCTGTATAAACAAAGTAGCACCATCAAATACTGTAGGCTTTACAAATGAACTACCATACGGAGTCTGTCTGCGTATCTGTGCATTAGCTGCAGTAACTGGTTTGTCTGTTGGTGCTTGAACAAATAACTCTGCACCTGTGGTAAAAACCTGTAAGTCTCTATTAGATACTAAATGTCTAATAGTGAATATCTCACCAACGTTTGCAGTAAGATCAAGTGCATCGTTATCCTCACCATCACCAACATCAAAGTTATAATACTGCCCAGACTTAGAACCCCATATACCATCAGGCTGTGCTAGTGTACCACCAAACCATAATCTGTTTTGATGAAAGGTAACTGCTGCAGGAAACCCACGTACTGCGGAGTAGCTTTGCTCTTGCCATTCTGTAGTCGCTGCACCTGTCGCTACCCTTGGAGCACCACCACCATCAGCCGAAGCATTAGATGTAGAACTTGATCCTGCTGTAAACTCATAAGTATTCTCATCAATAACAGCAGTAATACTTCTAGTACCATTAAGTTTATTGATAGATAATCCACCTATTGTTCCTGCTCTGTCTATAACAATAGATGCACCAACTGCTAAACCATGAAGTGCATGAGTCACTTGGACAGTCGCACTACCCTCAGAAACTTTAAATGCGTCGTTACCTAACTGCTGTCTAAGTGTTCCATAAATAGTTGCTGTAACTGTTGTGGCATTTGTAAATCCAGTAATCTTAACTTCAGCTTCACCTATCTTTAAGTAAACTCCAACATGATCTGATGTAAAGTAATTTGCTGATGATGTAAGGGTTACACCCGTACCACTAGTTGCACTAGATGATAACGTAACACCTAAGTCTTGAAATGAATAATATGGTTGAAACACATGCTCACTATTTACTGACTCTTCAAAAGCATATGTTTCTACAATAAATGTAGTTAATCCTGTACGTATAAGCTTTCTTGGTGCAACAGTCTGATGAGCAATAAACATAATGTCACCCTGTTGAGCAAAGGTATACTCCTCAAGATAGGGTGCAGATGTTGTGTTAACTAACCAAGCCTGTCCTGTAATAGCTTGTATAGAACTGATGTTTCCATTAGTCGGATTGATTTGAAATATTTCTATACGTGTATTACTAAAAGCAATTATATATTGCTCATCGTCTGAAAATATAAATGGTTCTATTCTTACTGTCTGTCTTAGATTAGACGAATAAGCAGGAGCAGATGCAAAGTTATGCCATCGTTTAGTTCCCGGTCTTTTGGAAACTCCACCCTCACCACGTATAAAGAAGTTGCGAACTTTCTCTGCTGCATTCTTGTAGACAGCCGTATCGGTTCTTGAGGTTAATGACGGACTTATCTCACCAAACTGAAAACTATTTTGAGGTACTCTTATCCTTGCCATTAACTCAACCTATTTGTTCTGAACCTCGTGGTTGTCAATCCTCTTGATGTTTGTTGCTGACTGTCAAGGTTTCTTGCTTTAGCCATTAACCTTTCTGCCTTTACTTCCATCATCTCCATAAGCTTATCATCTCTAGCTATTGATGTTGCAAATACAGATGCCAATGAATACTGAACTGCTAATGAAAAGTAAGATGGGAAGTCTGTCTCAGGTGCTCTATAAGTATAGTCAGCTATTAACGTATCGTTTGTTGTAGAGTCTGAAAAGATTTTGTCGCCATAAACTGTGTATATAATTTTATTATCATTAATTGTAATTGCATGAAGCATAAGAAGATTGCTTGGAAGTTGATGTGCTATAGCAAATCTACCAGTAGGTGTATCAGATAACTGATTTAATGTAGCTTGCTCTGTTGCAAACCTCCATCTTGCTACACACAAAGATGACCTAACGACATCTTCATACATGTTAGACGCAACCAATGCTTCAGTTGAACTGCTTTCAAAAGAAGTAATTGGCTCTGCACCGATGAGCACTAAGGCTCTCGATGCAATGTCTAACGCTGAATCAGATGCCGTTGATGCCATTTATTTTAGTCGCCGTCTGTTTCTGCCACTGCAGTTCCGTCAGAAACGTCAACTGTTGTGCCATTGTTTGATAAGACAGTAACAAAGTTTGTTGTTGGTGTATTAGTATCTTGAACAATAATTAAATCTCTTACGTTCAACATATTAACTGATTCCCCAGTAAAGTATCCTGATGAATTTACTGCAGCGATTGCATCTGCTGTTTGATAAATCCATAAACATACTCCACTAGCACCACCAATTTTGTGAAGACCACTTGCACTATAAGCCATTCGACCCTCCTATTAATTGTTGTCAAGAAGTTCATAAATACCATTGTCATCTATGACACTAGCACCCATGGACATCATTGAAGTTGCAAGGTGAGAAACTTTCTCTGGTACATAATTTAACTCAGTAGTTACATTAGCACCAATGCCTAAGCCTACAGCACTTGTATGATACGCTAAGTTTTTTCCT